TTTGTCCACCGGGTTGTCCAGGCCGCGCCGCAGGGCGCGCGACAGACCACGGAACCGGACCCGCGAGAAGCCCGGCTGTGGCTTGAAATCTGCGAGCTGCTTCGTGGCGCCTGCACTGGCACCACAAGGCCCCAACCGGGCTGAGCGCGCCAGCAGACCCCTTCGGATCTGGCGCAATCAGATCCCCATGCTGCCCCGAAACCGCAAAGGACCATCGCGATGACCCACCATCCCCCAACACCGCAGTCGCCCGAAGCCAGCCTGCCACCCCTTCAGGAGGTGAAACAGGCGGTGGGTGAATTCATTCAGGAATTCAACGGCTTCAAAGGTGATGTTGCAGCCCGTTTGAAACAGACAGAGGACCGAATGACCATGCTGGATCGCAAATCCCATACCCCGCAGCGTCCACCGCTTGCCAGTTCCGAAATGGCCGCCGCGCCGCATCAAAAGGCCTTTGATGCCTATCTGCGCTCTGGCGATGATGGCGACCTGCGCGGGCTTGACCTGGATGCCAAAGCCATGAGCACAACCGTCAACGGCGATGGCGGCTATCTGGTCGACCCGCAGACAGCCGAGACGGTGAAATCCGTGCTCAGCAGCACCGCCTCCATCCGCGCCGTTGCGTCGGTGGTGACGGTTGAGGCGACCTCTTATGACGTGCTGATCGACCACGGCGATATCGGTCATGGCTGGGCCAATGAAACCGGCCCCGTGGCCGAAACCGCAACGCCGGTCATCGACCGGGTGACCATTCCGCTGCATGAGCTGTCGGCGCTGCCCAAGGCGTCCCAGCGACTGCTGGATGACAGCGCCTTTGACATTGAAGGCTGGCTGGCGGGTCGGATCGCCGACAAATTCTCCCGCGCGGAGGCGGCCGCCTTTATCAACGGCGACGGCAACGACAAACCGACCGGCATTCTGTGGCACCCGACCATCGCCAACAACAGCTGGAGCTGGGGCAACATCGGCTACACGACCACCGGCGTCGAGGGCGACATCGGCAATGGCGATGCGATCATCGAGCTGGTTTATGCGCTTGGGGCGCAGTACCGCGCCAATGCCAGCTTTTTGATGAACTCCAAAACCGCAGGGATCCTGCGCAAGCTGAAGGACGCGGATGGCCGCTTTCTGTGGTCCGATGGTCTCGCCGCGGCAGAGCCTGCGCGGCTGATGGGGTATCGCGTGGTAATTGCCGAGGACATGCCGGACGCCGATGCAAATGCCTTTGCAGTGGCCTTTGGGGATTTTGCGGCAGGCTACACCATTGCCGAACGCCCCGACCTGCGGGTGCTGCGGGATCCCTTCAGCGCCAAGCCCCATGTTCTGTTTTATGCCACCAAACGGGTGGGCGGTGACGTCAGCGACTTTGCCGCGATCAAGCTGCTGAAATTCGGGCTGAGCTGACGCGCAGCCTGATGGCGGGGCACAACCCCGCCACCGGATGCGCGCGATCTGGGCTGGTGGTCTTGCTGCTCCTCCTTCGTCCATCGCTGGTTCAGCGCGCGTATCCATCCCCCGCTTTTTCCTGAAAACCGAAACCTGACAACCGTTTGGAGTGTGAAGATGATGTTGAGTGAACTGACACCCATCCCGGAGGAGGTGCTGCCCAAAGAGGCGTTCAAGGCGCATCTGCGGCTGGGGACAGGGTTTGACGAAAGCGGACTGCAGGATGAGGTTCTGTTGGGCTATCTGCGCGCGGCGATCACCGCAATCGAGGCACGCACCGCCAAGGTGATCCTGGCCCGCGATTTTGCCCTCTTGGTCAGCCGCTGGCAGACACCGGCGGTGGATGTGCTGCCGCTGGCCCCGGTTCAGACCGTGGCAACCCTGACCGCGATTGACGCCCAGGGCGCAGAGACAGAGATCCCCGCCAGCCACTACTGGCTGGAGCCGGACAGCCATCAGCCGCGCCTATGTGCAACCGGCACCACCTTGCCGGCCATTCCCCGCAACGGACAGATCCGCATCACGCTGCGCGCGGGACTTGCCGGCAGCTGGGCCGCAGTGCCGGGCGATCTGGCACAGGCGGTCCTGATGCTGGCGGCGCACTACTACGAATACCGCGATGATCTGCGCCTGCAGGGGGGCTGTATGCCCTTTGGCGTCAGCTCCCTGATCGAGCGCTATCGTCCGCTGCGGGTGACACTGGGCGCGCGTCCTACCCTGACAGGAGGGCAGTGACATGGCTGGCAAACCCATCCCCTATCGCGCCCCGTTGAAACCCCGGCTGTCACGCCGCCTGATGCTCGAAGATCCCCGCCGCACCTCGGATGGCGCGGGCGGTCATGTCGAGGCCTGGCAGGTGCTTGGTGAACATTGGTGCGAGATGCGCGCGCTCAGCGGGCGCAGCACCGATCGGCTGGGCACCAGCCTGTCGCTGCAACGCTACCGCGTTACGCTGCGCGCGGCTCCGGTGGGCCACAGCGCCAGACCACGCCCGGATCAGCGGTTTCGCGACGGGGGACGGATCTTTCGCATTGATGCCGTGGCAGAGGGCGACCCCGATCAACGCTACCTGACCTGTTTCGTGACAGAGGAGACCACCGCATGACCTATGCCTTGGCCCTGCCGTTGCAGCAGGCAATCTATCAGCATCTGAGCACTGACGCCGCGCTTGCGGCGCAGGTGGGCACGGCGATCTATGATGCGCTGCCGGCCGGGGCGCTGCCCCAGACCTATGTGACCCTCGGCCAGGAGGATGTGCAGGACCGCTCTGATCGCAGTGGCGCAGGCGCGCGCCATATGGTCGAGATCGCAATCCACACCGATACCGCAGGCTTTGCCGGGGCAAAGGGCATCGCAGCCACCATCTGCGACAGCCTGGCCGCGGCGCAGCTGACTCTCAGCCGCGGCCGGCTTGTCGGCCTCTGGTTTGACCGGGCCGTCGCCAATCGCACGAAATCCGGGGGCCGCCGCATCGCCCTGCGCTTTGCAGCGCGGGTAGAGGACGGCTGACGCCCGCTGCCGGAAACTATGAAATCAAACCAAAGGCTTGGCGTGCAATGTTCAGCTGAATTTGGCGCCGGTCAGACATCGCTAGATCAAAGGAGAACACCATGGGTGCCCAGAACGGCAAGGATCTGTTGGTCAAGGTGGATATGACCGCCGATGGCCAGTTCGAAACCATCGCAGGGCTGCGCGCCACGCGGATCAGCTTTAACGCCGAAAGCGTCGATGTCACCAGCCTGGAAAGCCAGGGTGGCTGGCGCGAGCTGCTGGCGGGGGCCGGGGTGCGCTCTGCCAATATTTCGGGCTCGGGCATTTTTCGCGATGCGGGCACGGATGAACGGGCCCGCCAGCTGTTCTTTGACGGGCTGACACCCGCCTTTCAGGTGATCATCCCGGATTTCGGCATCGTCGAGGGCCCGTTTCAGGTGACGGCGCTGGAATATGCAGGCAGCCACAATGGCGAAGCCACCTATGAGCTGTCGCTGGCCAGTGCCGGTGCGCTGGTCTTTACGGCGATTTGATGGGGGGCGGCATGGATCAGACAGCCCCCCGTAGCTTCGCCGCCCACAGGTTTATGTCCGCTGGCACTCAGGCCAATCCCCACGCCGGAGAGGTCGCGCTGGAGATCAATGGCGTGGTGCATGTGCTGCGCCTGACGCTGGGTGCGCTGGCCGCGCTTGAGGCGCAGCTGGAGGAACCCTCTCTCATCGCGCTGGTTGCCCGGTTCGAAGAGGGTCGGTTTTCTGCCACCGATGTGCTGGCGCTTTTGGTGGCGGGGCTTCAGGGCGGTGGCCAGCCGCTTGATGCGGTCACTCTTGCCGAGGCGGAGATCACCGGCGGCCCTGTCCGTGCGGCGCAGGTTGCGGCGCAACTGCTGGCGTTGAGCTTTGGCACCGGGGCAGCGGCATGAAGGACGCCCGCGATGCACCGGCCCTGGACTGGCGTGCGCTGATGCTGGGGCAGGACAGCGGCGACAGGCCACTCGCGCGCGACGGGCTGCAGGCGTTGATGCGCGCCTTTCCGGACGCAGCCCAAATGGATGATGACCCCGACCGCGATACCACACCACGAAAGGAGCCCGAGACATGGCCGACAGCGACTTGAGCGAGCTGGAACAGCGCAGTGATGCCCTTGGGGCGGCGCTGGGGGATGCGGCCTCTATGGCGGCTAGTTTCGATGCAGAGCTGCGCCGGGTGCGCGCGGCCTTTGCTGCCACCCAGCAGGATGCCCAGACCCTGGAACGCGGCATGTCCAAGGGGCTGCGCCGCGCCTTTGACGGGGTGGTCTTTGACGGCATGAAGCTGTCGGACGCGCTGGACACAATGGCGCGTTCGATGATCCAGACCACCTATTCCGCCGCCATCAAACCCGTGACTCAACACGTCGGCGGGCTGCTGTCTGATGGCATGCAGTCGCTGGTTGGCGGTTTGCTGCCTTTTGCGGACGGGGCGGCGTTTTCGCAGGGGCGCGTGATGCCCTTTGCCCGTGGGGGCGTGGTTTCGGGGCCTGTGTCCTTTCCCATGCGCGGCGGCACCGGGTTGATGGGCGAAGCCGGACCCGAGGCGATCCTGCCGCTTGCGCGCACGGCGGATGGCGCGCTTGGGGTGCGGGCCGGGGCCGGTGGCACAACCCAGGTGGTGATGAACATCCACACGCCCGATGTGCAGGGGTTTCAGCGCAGTCAGGGCCAGATCGCCGCCCAGCTGAGCCGCGCCCTGAGCCGGGGCAGTCGAAACCGCTAGCCTGCCAGATACGGCCCACAGATACCGCCCAAACCGCACGGCCCGGTCACCGCCCGGTCGCGGGCTTGCCCCTTCTTTCCACCGTATTCCGGAGATCTGACATGGACCAGACCGCCCCAATCGCCCCCAGCTTTCACGACGTACGCTTTCCCGCATCGCTGAGTTTTGGCTCCATCGGCGGGCCAGAGCGGCGCACCGATGTGGTGACGCTTGCCAATGGGTTTGAGGAACGCAACACCCCTTGGGCCCATTCACGCCGCCGCTATGACGCGGGACTGGGGCTGCGCAGCCTCGAAGACATCGAGGCCCTGATCGCGTTTTTCGAGGCGCGCCAGGGCCAGATGTACGGGTTTCGCTGGAAAGACTGGTCCGACTACAAATCCTCTGCCGCGTCGCAGGAGGTGCGTTTTGACGATCAGGTCATCGGCATGGGGGATGGGGTCCGGCAGGATTTCCAACTGACCAAGAGCTATCGCTCTGGCGCACAAAGCTATGATCGCCCGATCAGCAAACCCGTGGTGGGGTCGGTGCGGGTGGGTGTCGAACAGGACGCGCTGCAGGAGGGGGTGGATTACACCCTTGATGCATCGACCGGCCTGATCCGGTTCACTCACCCGCCGGAATCCGGCCTTGCGGTGCGGGCGGGGTTCGAGTTTGACGTGCCGGTGCGGTTTGACACGGACCGCATCCAGACCAGCGTTGCCTCCTTTCAGGCCGGTGATGTGCCCAACGTCCCGGTGGTGGAGCTGCGGGTATGAGCGGGCCAGAGACACCAACCGCAGCCAAGGGCGGCATGAGCGCGGCGTTCCAGGCCCATCTCGCCACCGGGCTGACGACGCTGTGCCGCTGCTGGGCGGTACGCCGCGTGGACGGGGCGCGCTATGGGTTTACCGATCACGACTGCGATCTGCAGTTTGGCGCCACTGGCGCGGATGCGGCGGGCTTTGAGGATCTGCGCTTTCGCGCGGGCACCGGGCTGAACGCGCGCAGTCTGGAACAGGCGACGGGGCTTGCCATCGACAACAGCGAGGCGCTTGGCGCGCTGAGCGATGTGGCGATTTCAGAAGCAGAGATCGACGCGGGTCGTTTTGATGGCGCCGAGGTGCGCTGCTGGCTGGTGAACTGGGCGGATGTCTCGGTGCGCTGGCTGCAGTTTCGGGGCCATTTCGGCCAGATCCGCCGCGCAGGTGGTGCGTTTGAGGCAGAGCTGCGGGGCCTGACGGAGGTGTTGAACCAGCCGATGGGGCGGATCTACCAGAAACCGTGCACTGCGGTTCTGGGCGATCGGCAGTGTGGCTTTGATCTCAGCACGCCGGGATATCGGCTGGAGACGACGGTTGCGGGTCTTGAGGATGCGCAGTTTCTGACGTTTGCAGCGCTTTTGGGGTTTGAACCGGGCTGGTTTGCAGGCGGGCGCCTTGATGTGCTGAGCGGCGAGGCCCGTGGGCTCTGGGCGATGATCAAGAGCGATCAAACTATGGCAGGCAGTCTTGGGGATGCGATCACCGCGCCTGACCCCCAGGGCAGCCACCGTCGTCTTACCCTGTGGGAGCCGATCCGCGCCGCGCTGAGGCCCGGAGACGTGATCCGCCTGACGGCAGGCTGCGACAAGCGGTTTGCCACCTGCAGGGCGCGATTTGACAATGTCACGAACTTTCAGGGGTTTCCCGACATTCCGGGCGAGGACTGGGTGATGAGCGTGCCGCGCCAGAGCGGCAGCAACACCGGGGGGAGCCGCAGATGAGCCAGCCTACAGGTGACATGATCGTGGCGGCTGCGCGGCAATGGCTTGGCACGCCTTATGTGCATCAGGCCTC